GCCGCTGGAGCCACGGGCGCGACCGGTCCTGCCGGAGCCGCTGGAGCCACGGGCGCGACCGGTCCTGCCGGAGCCGCTGGAGCCACGGGCGCGACCGGTCCTGCCGGAGCTGCCGGAGCGACGGGCGCGACCGGTCCTGCCGGAGCTGCCGGAGCCACGGGGGCGACCGGTCCGGCTGGAGACGCCGGAGCTGCTGGTGCCACGGGCGCGACCGGTCCTGCTGGAGCTGCTGGAGCCACGGGGCCGACCGGCCCGGCTGGAGACGCCGGTCCTGCCGGAGCTGCTGGAGCCACCGGGCCGACCGGTCCTGCCGGAGGTGCAGGTGCGACGGGTCCGGCTGGTCCGACCGGCCCGGCTGGAGCGACCGGAGCGACGGGCGCAACCGGTGCGACCGGAGCCGGCGGCGGCGGCGCAACCAACCTCTGGATCCCCGCCTCCGCATGGATCCCGCGCACGACCAACGGCTGCGGCATCGACTCGCGCGAGACTGCCACCAACCGAGCGAACTGGGACGAGCTCCTCTTCGACGCGGGCGCGGATGAGTTCGCGCAGGCCGCCGTGGTGATGCCCTCGAACTACAACAACGGGACGATCACCGCGCGCTTTTACTGGACGGCCTCGACCGGATCGGGCGCGGTTGTGTGGGGATGTCAGGGTCGCGCATTCGGCGACGACGATGCGCTCGACCAGGCGAGCGGCACGGCGCAGACCGTGACCGACACGCTCCTCGCGACCAATGACATGCACGTCAGCGGCGCGACCTCGGCCATCACCATCGCCGGCACTCCGGCGGCGAACAAGCCCATCCTGCTGCAGATCTACCGAGACGCCGACGCGGCCGGCGACACACTCGCCGCCGATGCGCGACTACTCGGCGTCGAGATCACCTTCACCTCCGCATGAGGGCCCGGCACCGACACCTGAAACCTTCCAGCGTCGGGGCCACGATCGCCTACGACGCCCGCTACCTGACCGATGCGGACGGCACCGGGATCCAGACCTGGGCGGACCGATCGGGAAACGGGCGCGACCTAACGCAATCGACCGTGGCCGAGCGGCCCACATTCAAAACGGCAATCCAGGGAGGGCAGCCCGTGCTGCGATTCGATGGCAGCAACGACAACCTGTTGACGGCATCCTACGCGGTCACGAATGTGACGACCGGCTTCGTGGTGCAGCAGAGCACCCAGAATTCGCAGGGGGTGATCCTGGAAAGGTCGGCCCTTTTCTCGAACGCGAACTTCCGCTACGCCCTGATGGTCGAGCTGAGCACCACTTTCTCGTGGGCGACGCGGGTGGGATCCTCTCAATTTGCCGACGCCGATTTCGCGACGCGCTCCGGAAATTTTTCCGTCGTGTCGTTCCGCTATGGCGGATCCGATGCGACCTTCGGTCTTGCCGAAAATGGCTCGGACCTGACAAAGACCTACGGTCCGGCCGAAAACCATGGCACCGGCGTCAGCGCATCGACGCCCACCTATGTCGGTGCGCGCGGCGGCGCGTCGCTGCGCTACGCGGGCGACATCGGCATCCTCTACACGATCCCGGAATCCATCTCGACCGCTCTGCGAAAACGAATCGAGGCGCACTGTGCTCTCGCCTATAAAATCCCGCTCTCATGACCCACCTTAATTTCGGCCCCCTCCTCCGCACCGAGACCGACCCGGAGGTCATCGGCAACCTGACCCGCAAGGGATGGACGATCGCGCCGCCGCCTCCCGGACCGGAGGCGACATGGGGCAACGGCGAGTGGATCATGCCCCCCGACGATCCTGTTGCAGCCAGCCGGAAAATCTGGCCTCACGCGGCTGCGTTCCTCGAGGAGTTTACGCTGCCGGAACTGGCGACGATCTCGCTGTCGGAGGATCCGATGGTCGCGGCTCTGCGGCTGCTGCTCGCGGCGTGGCCTGGGGAGGTGTGGAGCGACGACCTCCGCATCGGCAACGGACTGGCTCACTTGGTCGATTCCGGGATCCTTTCGGAGGCACGGCGTGCCGCGATCCTCGCGAAATGATCGCCGCCTCGCTCATCGTCCGAAACGAGGCCACCGAGATCCTCGACTGCCTCGACTCGCTCGCCGATCTCGACCTGATCGTCGTGGTGGACACCGGCAGCGAGGACGAGACCCGCGAGCTGGTCGCCGCATGGACGCGCCGACGACCGGACGGGCCGCGCGTGGTGCAGGGAGGCTTCCGGTGGATCGACGATTTCGCCGCCGCCAGAAACTTCGCCGCGAACCTCGCCGCCACCGAGGGCGCGCAGTGGATCCTGACGATGTCCGCCGATGGGCGCATGGCCCCCGGCTCCATCGCCTGCCTGCGCGAGCATCTCGCGCGGCTCCATGGCGACCCGTGCCGCACCGTCGCAATCACCCAGCGATCGCAGCGCGGCGGATGGGAGCACCGCCGCGTCCTCGTCCACCGCCCCGGCGTGCGCTGGGTCGGGGCGATCCACGAGAACCTCGCCGAGGACAGCGGCGAGACCGCGGCCGACGTGGTCATGGTCTACGGGTGGAGTGTTTCCCACCATCGCGACCCGAACCGGAATCTCCGCATCCTCCTGCGCGAGGCGCAGCAGTCCCCCACCGCCCGAACCTGCTACTACCTCGGCGCGGAATACATGGATCAACGCCGACCCGCCGAGGCCGAGCCGTGGTTTCGCCGCTGCATCGAGGCATCCCACTGGCGCGCCGAAAAGGCCGACGCCTGGCTCTACCTGGCCAAGATCGCCTGGCACGATCAGCGTGGCGACGAGGCGCGCGAGGCCGCTCTGAAGAGCCTGCTCCTCGCACCCGATTGTCGCGAGACCCTCGAGCTGATGGCCGAGATGAGCTGGCCGGCCGAGGCCGCGATCTGGCATCGCTACGCCGCCGCGGCACGGAACACCGGCGTGATTTTTGCGCGTCGGCCCGCGGCCTCGATTGACACCACCCCGCCCGCAGATGGCCCGCCTCCCTCTGCGACTGACCGCCTGGTGGCTCCGCTGGCAGGTGGCGCGGCTTGAATCCCGAATCAAAAAAGTGCCCATGAACCAGACTGTCTCCGCTCAGACCCTCATCGGACTGCTCGTCCGCCACGGCCTCGGCCTCGCCGCCGGGGCTCTCCTCGCCGACGGCACCCTGTCCGCCGACCAGGTCAACACCATCGGCGGGGCCATCACCGGCCTCGTCGTCATTGCCTGGTCGGTCTGGCAAAAAAAGCGAGCCGTGAAAGCCTGACGCCCTCACGCCCCCGATGGATCCCGCGCGCGCCCTCGCCTCGATCGACTCGGCTCTGGCCTCGCTGACCGCGGCCCGGGCCGCCCTCGCGAGTCCGCCGGTGATCCCGCCCGACTTCGTGCCGCCGGTCAAGCCGCCGGCGGCGACCGTGCCGGTGAGCTACCGACTCCCGCGCGAGACGACCGCGGCGATGACGGCCGTCTACGGCGCGCCCAGCGCGTCGGCCGACTCGCTGGCGTGGTTCTCGTTCCCGCACCCCGGGACGCGCCTCTACTCGCGCGACGGTGCCGCGCTGCGGAGCTACGTCGGCGACAGCCGCCTCGACCACCGCACCCACCGGCTCCTCGCCGATCGCTTGACCAACGCCCTCGCCGAGATCCACGCGACCCTCGGCGGCGAGCAGTTCGAGCGCGAAGGCTGGCACGTCTACGGTGGCAGCCACAATTTCCGCCCGAAGGTCGGCGGGTCGAGCCTCTCGACCCACGCATGGGCCGCGGCCGTGGACATCAACCCGGCCGAAAACGTCTTCGCCCAGCGCACCACAACCTTTTCGGACCGCGCCATCGACATCATGGAGCGGTGGGGCTTCCTGAGTGGCGGCCGCGCCTGGGGCAAGGACTGGATGCACTTCCAGGCGGTGATTCCGTCGATCACCGCCGGATCGTATTACGACCGCAACGGCCTGCCGAAACACATCACCCCCGCATGATCGCCGAAGCCGCCACCTCTGCACACGTCGTGGAAAAGCTCCTCAACATCGGCGGCACCGCCGGGATCCTTTACGTCGCGATCTACTTCCTGGTCCGGACTCTGAAGGACCAATACGAAAGCCGGATCAGCGCCCTCGAAGTGCGCAGCGACCACTGCGAGCAGGACCGCCGGTCGATGCACCAGGAGATCCGCCTGATCCAGCAGGAGCGGATCGGTGCCCTTGAGCGCGTGCTGCGGCACAGGGAGGACGAAGACCCATAATTTTGCCAACGGGGCACTGAGTGCCCAAGGAAGTCGCCCAGCCACCGCCACAAGGAGGGTTTCCGCATGCTCATAACCTAAAGGTCGTTGGTTCAAATCCAGCTCCCGCAACTCTCTTAAAACCCCGTTTCCCTTGTGGAGACGGGGTTTTTTGTTGGTTGGGGCGACTTGGTGGTGGGGGGCGGAAAAATCGGGGTGGTTGATTTTGGTCGTTTTTGGTCGTATTTTTTGACGATTATGGGCACCGGGTGGGCACTGGGTTTGGTCACTGACTGGACACTGGCGGGCACCGGACGGGGCACCGGAATCGGGAGAGATGAAGGTGACGAAGGTGAACGATCCGGGCAGGCGGCTGCCGTGGAAGCTGGACGGCTACTTCGGGGGCCGGCGGGTGAGACTTTTTTTTGCGACGAAGGGGGAGGCGGAGGCGGAACGGCTGCGGCTGTCGGGGGAACGGGGCGAGACGGGGACGACGGGGGACCGGCTCTCGCCCCGGGAACGGGTGGTGTTCGCGGAGCTGCGGGACCGGCTCGCGGAGCGGGGGGCGACAATGGAAGAGGCGGTGGGCTTTTTCCTGGAGCACGGCACGGCACCCATGCGGCCACGACGACTCTGGGATCTGCTGGACGAGGCGATCGAGGGGAAGGAGCGGGAGGGAAAGAGCGAACGGTATCTGGTGCAGTTACGGTGCACGGTGGGGTCTCTGCTGAGATGCGAGGGATGGGGAGAACGGTGGGCGCACGAGCTGACGCGGGAAGCGGTGGAGGCATGGGTCGATGGCAACGGATGGAGCGACAAGACCCGGCGGAATTATTTGATCAATGTCAGGAGCGTGCTGGAGTGGGGCCGAGCCGCGGGCTCGGTGCGCCGGAATGTGACGGAGGGGATCCGGCTGCCGAAGGGGGAGAAGGAGGGGGAGGTGTCGGTGCTGTCTGTCCGCGACGCGGCCAGACTGGTCGCGCTAGCGCGACCGAGGGCGGTGGGCGGTAGGCGGTTGGCGGTGGCCGGTCAAGCTGTAAAGGAATCCTCTACAACTGAAGTCGCGGAAAGGGATGGGGGGCTGCTCGTGTATGTGGTGCTGGGGCTGTTCTGCGGGCTGCGACCGGAGCGGGAGATGGGGCTGATGCGACTGTCGGCGATCAACCTGGAGGAGGGGACGGTGGTGGTGGATGCGGGATTGGCGAAGAGCCGCTCGCGGCGGGTGGTGGATGTGCCGGTCAATGCGCGCGGATTGTTGAAGATGGGGGTGGAGTGGCTGCGGGCCCGGGGGGAGGACCGGGTGGTGGGACGGAATTTCCGGAAGCGATGGGAGGGACTGCGGCGACGGGCGGGTCTGGAGGAATGGCCGGCGGATGTGATGCGGCACAGCTATGCGAGCTATCACTTTGCGATGTGGCAGAATGAGAATTTGTTGAAGGCACAGATGGGGCATTCGCGGGAGTCGGAGGTGCTGTGGCAGCATTACCGGGCGCGGGTGACGAGGCGGGAGGCGGAGCGGTTCTGGCGGATCGGCATGGGGAGACAAAATGATGGGGGGTAGAATGATGGAGGGATGGTTTGGGGGTGGCAGTTGTTGACGGGATCGGGAGGTGGGTGAATTTTTCGGGGCATGAATGAGGAGCTGGTTTACGAACGGAGGCCGAGTCACCCGAGGATGGGGGTGTCGATTGCATTGGGACTTGTGGGGGTGGGGATTGGCCTGGTAGGACTTTACGGATCGCCTTTGTTGCTGGCGGTGGGAATCGTGTTGGTGGTGGCGGGGGCGTCGACGGATCGGGTGCAGTGGATCTGCGGGGCGTGCGGGAACCCGGTGGAAAAGACGTCGACGATGTGTCCGCACTGCCGCGCCTCGCTGGCGTCGATGGAGGAGCTCTCGCGAATGCGGATCGCGGAGAAGCGCGCGGAACGCCGGGCGGCGAAGGAGGAACTGGCCCGACGCCGGGCGATCCAGAAATCGCGGGGCCCGAAGCGGGGCGGGCGGTAGGATCACCGGCGGTCAGGGCCGGGAAAGGGAATGATCACGCACCGATGTCTTTTTTCGCCCGATAGTCGGCAGGCGGCTCGGCGACTTTGAGCAAAGACCGCGGGTCGATGGCTCGACCTGCGAGGGTGCCGCGGATGACTTCGAGGAGGCCGGCGGAAAGGTAATCGTGCCGGGACTCGAAGCGGCCCCTGGCGACGGCCTCGTCGAGGATCTGCTCCTCAAGCCGGGTCAGGGGGATGACGGCGACCTTGCCCTCCATGATTTCGACGAGGCGATCGAGGGCGGCGCCGTGCGGCGCATTGCGGTCGAGTTCCCAGTTGGCGACGGCGGCATAACTCACGGAAAGGAGCTCGGCAAGTTCCTTCCGGCTGAGGTTTCGCGCCTCGCGCCATTCCCGAATTTCTTTTCCATTCATGCCGCACTATCGCAAAAAAACTTGCGGAACTCAAGATTTTTCTTGATTCGTTTGCGAGTCGCAAATAAACTCAAGCCGAAGTTTGAGAAACGCAAAATGAATCTGATTACATTCCATCCGGAAAAACATCTGAGCCGTGCCGATCAGGAGCGGCTCTCGGAAATGGCGCGGGAGGCGGGCCTCTCGGTCGCGGATTTCATCGAGACGGTGCTGAAGAAGGCGCTGTTCGCCATGCCGAAACCCGAACCGGAGGAGGTGACGCAATGAACCGGACCACGTGCATGGGAATGGGGCTTGCCTTGGTGATGGGCTTGGCGGCGGGATTGACGGCGGGCGGGGCGGCGCTGGTGTCGGAGCGCCGGGAGCGGGAGCGCCTGGAGGAGGAGGTGGAGATGCTGGCGGGCGACCTGACGGCTCTGCGGGTGGAGGCGCAGTGGGATCGCTTCGAGCAGGACCGCGGGACCGCGGAATGGCAAGGAGGTGGGCGATGAGCTTGCCGGGAATGGCGGATGGGGAGGATCTGGGGGAGTACGCCGACGCGCTGAAGGAGCGGTTGGCGGTGAGCAGTGGGCAGTGGGCGGTCGGCGGTGCGCCGACGGAGACGCTGATCCCGCTGGAGGCGGTGGAGGAGGAGAGCTTCGACCTGCAGGGGTATCTGGACGGGCGCCGGGATGCCTACCTGAAAGAGGAGCACGGGCGATTCAAGGAGGTGGCGGCGACGGTGGGCCAGATGACGATCGCGGACGCGATGCGGATGGTGCGGGCAGCGTTCGTGGCGGGGGCCTCGGCGATGGCGGACGGGGTGACGGCCCGGGACGGCCTGCGGCTGATGCGGGATGAGGAGGCCATGAAGATGGCGGAGCGCCGGATCGCGATGCGGAAGGAGCTGGCCCGACAACGGCGGTCGATTGCGGATTTTCCGAAGCTGAAGTGGCTGGTGCGCGCGGAAACGAAGGAGGGGGTGCGCTGATGGAGGGACGGCCTACATCCGACGGCCTACGGCCGACTGCCTACAGCCCACAGCCGACGGCGCTTTGGAGCTACGCGGACCTGGCGAAACGCTGGCGGGTGTCGGCCCGCTCGGCGAAGGCGATGGCGAAGCGGATCGGGCTGCGGCCGGTGGTGCTGGGGGCGCATTGCATGCGATTCCGGCCGGCGGCGGTGATGAAGGCGGAGGAAGGGGCGGAGCGGGGTGGCGATGACTTTGAACTGAAGGGCTGGCGTGGGAGGCGTCGGTGAGGAGACAAAATCATGGAGGGTAAAATCATGAAAACGGAACGATTCGCGAAGAATGGCTCGCCGCTGGCGGGCCGGGTGGTGCCGCCGGACTGGCGGGATCTGGATCCCCAGGGGAAGCGGGCGCGCTGCGTGGCGCTGGGCTGGGCCGGGGATCTCTACGAGGCGGGCAGGTTGCTGGCACGCCATGCGGCGGCGGCGGTGCAGGGGAGGAAGCGCAAGGAACGCGAACGCCGGATCTCGCGGACGTGCTGGTGGGAGGCGTGAGGATTTTTACCGGGCACAGGCCCTGACAAACAAACAACACACAACGATACGAAGATGGCTACAAAAGCAAAAGCAGAGACGGCGGTGCAGATCAGTGCACCGAAAATCGAGACGGCGGAATTCAAGATCGTGGGGACGGCTCCCTACGTGCAGCTCCGCTTCTCGGAAAAGGCGATGAACACGATGGCCGAGAAGATGATGCTCGGCTCGCAGGCGGGGAAGAAGCGGGCGAAGGAGGCCCGGGACTTCGACGAGGATTTCCGCCAGGCGATGCACTACAGCGAGGAGGGCTGGAACGGGATCCCCGCGGGGGCGTTCCGGAACGGCCTGATCTCGGCGTGCCGATTGGTGGGATTCAAGATGACGCTGGCGAAGCTGTCGGTGTTCGTACTGCCGGATGGCTTCGACAAGGTGGACGGAGTGCCGCTGATCCAGATCGAGGGCAAGCCGGAGCCGGTGACGATGCACGTGCGGAACGCGACGGGGGTCGCGGACCTGCGGGTGCGGGCGAAGTTCTGGCCGTGGAGCGCGAATCTGCGCATCCAGTATGACGCCGGCCAGTTCTCGACGACGGACGTGGCGAACCTGCTGCTGCGGGTCGGTGCGCAGGTGGGGATCGGCGAAGGCCGGCCCGATAGCAAATCCTCGGCCGGGATGGGTTGGGGGACTTTCTCGATTGGCTGACAATGCTGGAGGCGCTTCCATCGCAGGCTGCGCACGGCCGCGCATCGCTAGGTTTGGTCCGGCGAGGCGGGGCTTGGCAGGGCAACGCAGGCAAGGCTAGGCACGGCGTGGCCGGGCACGGCCGGGCCGGGCTCGGCGAGGCATGGCAGGCAAGGCGCTGCGAGGCGAGCCCTGGCTACGCCAGGCAAGGCACGGCAGGTGTGGCTAGGCATGCAGCGGCGCGGGATGGCGGGGCACGGCAGGCTAGGCTCGGTTTGGCTGCGCTTGGATCGGATCGGTTCGGCGAGGCAGGCAAGGCACGGCTGCGCAAGGCAAGGGCAGGCCGGGCACGGCAGGCCAGGCGTGGCACGGCAAGGACGGGCGTGGCCCGGCTCGGCATGGATTGGCACGGCAGGCAGGGCGTGGCGTGGCGAGGCGTGGCTCGGCTAGGCCAGGCACGGCAGGCGCGGCCTCGCGAGGCCCGGCGTGGCACGGAGAGGCAAGGCAGGCACGACACAAACCGCGACCGGAGAGCGGGGTAAAAATGGCCGGAATCAATCCTAACCCACATCAAAAATCATGAGTCTGATGACACTGCAACAATCGCTGGCCGCACTGGCGGAGCGCAACGGGGGCGAACTGACACCGGCGGCGGTGGTCGATTACGCGCGGCCGAAAACGTCGCCGATCCACGATCGCTTCACGTGGGACAACAAGGTCGCCGGGGACAAGTATCGACTGCTGGAGGCGGCGATGCTGATCCGATCGGTGCGGATCTCGTTCGAGGACAACGCGGGAGAGGTGGCGCCGCCGGTGCGGGCCTTCGTCAACATTCGCGAGAATCCGAAGGAGCCGGGCGCCTACATCCCGATCCAGCGGGCGCTTTCTTGCTCGGAGACCTCGGCGGTGATGCTGGAATCGGCGAAGCGCGAGGCGGATTCGTTCCGCCGGAAGTATGCCAGCCTGGAACAGGCGCGGCGGGTGGTGGAAGCGATCGGTGAATTCGTGGCCTGAAACACACGATGAACGAAGAACCAAGAACAACGAACCACGAACCGCGCCCCGAGGCGCTCGACCCTCGCGTGCGGGGGGCGGTGGCGCACTTTTTTGATGAGGGGCTTTTCCAGGGGCTGACTTGGTTCGAGTCGGCGGTGGCCTGGCAGATGATCGGGAATCGCCTGATCGAGGCCAGCGACTTCCCGATCGCGGCGGCGACGACGCTGGCGAATCTGATGAAGGGCTGCGAGGCCTTTCGGAAATGCGCGGCGAGCGGCGGAATCGACGTGGGGGTGGAAGGAGGGGCGGCATGAGGGGACGCAACGAGGAGCAGGACGTGCTGCTGCAGGCGGCGGGCCGGGTGCCGGCGGAGACGCTGATGCTCTACGCGATGCTCTCGGACCAGATCCAGACGCTGGGGACGATGCACCGGATGGGGATGTGGCACTACTCGCCGGATGAGCTGGGGGACTGGCTGCGCCGGCAAGCGGAAAGCGGACGGGTGAACACGAAGAACACGTTCATGCTGGAGAGCGCGATGCGGGAATGGCAGCTCTGGGGCCGGGCGACGGATGTGCTGATCCAGACGCTGGAAGAGGAGACGATCGTGCGGATCGACCGGAAACGGATCATCGACCTGGCGATGGAATACAGCCGGGGCACTTGGAGCCGGGGGAACCTGGGGAAGCGGGTGGCGGCGTGACGGGAGACAAAATCATGAGGGGTGAAATCATGGACATGGAGCGGGAGCTGGATGGGATCGAGGCATCGATGCTGGCGGTGACGCTGCGGGAGATCGAGCGGATCGATGAGGGCCTGCGGCTGGTGGTGGAGATGCGGGACACGAACGCGCTGGCGGCGAGGATCTGGGAACCCTTCGCGCGGTGCATGGACCGCCACCTCGAGGACCGGGCGAAGCTGATGGCGGTGCGGGATGCGTTGCGGGGGGAAGGGAGGGGACGATGAGCACGCGCAAGAAATTCCGGAAGCCGGGGGTGGGCTCGATCGTGACGGGGCTGCACCATCCGGCGGGCCAGCCGGAGGAGAACGATGTGTGGCGCCGCCTGGAGCGGGCCTTCGCGGTGGGTCGGTTGAGGGTAGGCCAGTGGGTGACGTACTCGGATCTGATCGCGCTGACGAAGGCGGGGGGCCAGTGCATGCTGTCTCTGCAACTGACGCTTGCGGAGCACCGTGCGAAACTGCTGCTGGTGGAGGAGGAGAAGGGCTACCGGGTGGAGGCGAGGTTCGGAGAGGGAGGGACGGGGAGAGGGGGAGAGGGAGAGAGATGGAGACTCTGGAGGGATCGGGCTTGGCGCCACGATCTCTGAACACTGAATACGGATCACCGATCACGATGCATAGCGACTCTTACGGATGGGTGGATGGCGAGCGGGTGCCGCTGACGCCGGCGGAGGGCTGGGTGTGGCCGGATGAGGCGTCGGAAGCGACGGAGCGGACGCGGGGATCGGGTCTGTGGTGGCCGTCGGAGGCGGACAGGGCGCTGTGGCTGGGCCTGCTCTCGCGTCCGGAGGCGGGGGAGGTGAGCGAGGCGGCACGGCGGGAGCTGGTCTACTGGCTGGCGGCGGACGGGCTGCAGCCGATGGCGTGGGCGCGGCGATGGACGGGGCTGCTGTGGCGGTTGGCTCCGGAGCGGCTGCCGGCGGAGGCGCGGACGCTCTTCGGGGCGGCGGGACATTTCGAGCGGGCGGTGCTGGAGGCGTTTTTCCCGGCGGCGCGGAATGCGCGGCTGGCCCGGGCGGAGCGGGCGCGGATCGAGTCGGTCTTCCGCGGGCTGGGCGGGAAGCTGGCGCCGGTGCGGCGGGGGACGCCGCTGTCGGTGGAGGATCTGGCCTCGGGCACGATGGCGTCGGAATGGTGCGGCTGGCCGGCCTGTGACGCGGAGGTGCTGGAGGAGGCGGCGGAGGTGGCGCGGCTGACGATGCGCAACCAGGTGGCGTGGCTCTCGGAGGATGGAGCCTGGGCGCTGGGGGCCCTGAAGCGGTATTATGTGCTGGTCTTTGTCCGCTACACGGATCTGGCCCCGCGGATGACGGGAAACGACTACGGGGAGATCTACGGTCAGACGCGTGCGGCGTTCTGCGAGGACGCGAAACGCTACATCGGCCTGCCGCTGGAGGCGGAGCTGGGCTACCGGCCCAAGGTGGCGGGGCAGAAGAGCGCGGCGGCGGCGGATGCCTATGCGCGGAACGCGGCGGAGCATTGTCCTCGGCGGCAACTGGGGGGCGAGGCCTTCGCGACGGAAAAGAGCGAGCAGGCGCGGAAGGCGGACGCGGAGGCGCGCCTGGCGGAGGCGAGGGCGATGGCGGAGCGGCGGCAGGTGGAGCGCGAGGCGGAGGAGATGCGCCGGATCGCGGAGAGGAATCGGGAGCGGAGGAGGAGGGGACAGAATCATGGGGGGTGAATCATGGGGGATTCACTTCCGCAACGGGGAACGAGGAACCAAGAACAACGAACCAAGAACGATTTTTTTATGACCGACCTGATCATTCATCAACCCATCGACGGAATCCGCATGTGGAACAACGCGCGGACGCTTTTTGACCAGAAGGAACTCGAGGAACTGGCGGCTTCGCTGCTGGAGACGAAGGGGGCGCAACAGTATCCGGTGGGCTTCCTGACGGACGGCGCGGGATCGGAGGTGGCGCTGCTGATGGGCGAGCGCCGGTGGCGGGCCTACCGGATCCTGCGGGACAAGGGGCACGCGGACTACGCGGCCCTGCCGGTGCGGATCGTGGCGCAGCCGAGCGAGAAGGATGCCTACAAGTGGTCGCTGATCGAGAACCTGCAGCGCGTGAACCTGCGGCCCTCGGAGACGGCGGAATGGGTGGCGCGGATGCTGGATTTGGAAGACGAGGAGACGGGCCGGAAGGTGTGGACGATGGAGAGCCTGGGCGAGGATCTCGGCAAGGACAAGGGCTACATCGACGAACTGATGCAGATGCGCCGGGCGCCGCTGACGGTGCGCGAGGCGGTGGACGCGGGGGCCTGTGCGGTGCGGATCGGGCGGATGATCGGGTCGCTGCCGCAGGAGATGCGCGAGGGGGCGGCGGCGGAGATCGTGTTCGGCCCGATGGGGTGCATGACGGTGGCGGCGGCGCAGGACTGGATTTCGACGCATTACCGCCGGGATCTGCGCCGGGCGGACTTCGCGACGGACCAGGTGGGCCTCGATGGAAAGCCGGCTTGTGTGCGGTGCGAATGGTGGGGCGGGAACCGGGCGGATGTGGGCGGGAAGAATGCGGTGCATTCGTGCCTCAATCCGGCGTGTTTCGCGGCGAAGCAGCGGGCGGCGGTGGCGGCCTCGGTGGAGGAGGAACAGGTGATCGAGCCGGAGGCGGCGGAGGGGATGTGGGAGGTGCACACGGGCCGCCTCGCGCCGTCGAGCGGCTACGTGGATCTGGAGGAAAAACCCTCGCCGCTGATGCTGGCGGACGGGGGCCGCGGCGGGGCGGTGGTGCCGAGCTGGGGCGAAATTTTGGAGGGCTCGGGCGTGGCCCCGATGGTGACGTGGGATCCGCGCGGGGCGCGTCGATCACTGGTGGAGACGGGCGAGGCCCTGCGCGCGGCCGGCCAGTCGAAATGGGGGGCACTTTTCCGCGATGGGGTGGTGAATGAATACCTGTCGCCGGAGGAGCGGGCGGCGGAGCGCAAGGCGCGCGCGGCGGGGGATGCGGAGCATCGGGCGGCGGTGTCGGAGGGGCTCTGCGAACTGGCCCGGGGGCTGCGGGTGGGCACGCAGGAGCTCGACGAGGTGATCGCGGCCGCGGCGCGGGTGGCGCTGGAGGATCTGTGCAAGGGGGAGGATCTGGCGCTGGTGGCGGAGGTGCTGGGGGTGAAGATGGGCGAGGGCCGCACGCTGGAGCATTTGGAAAACGCGGTGGGCGCGATGCGCGGCGCGGAGCTGGGGGCGGCGATTGTGACGGTGCTGCTGGCCCGGCGGGTGCGGTATGAGGGCTTCGCGCCGCTGATCCAGGAGGACGGCGCGCCGCTGGCGGAGCTGTGCCGCATGGCGGGCTTCGACGCGGGGGCCTGGCATCGTCAGGCGCGGCGCCGCCGGAATGCCGCGGAACGCGCGGGCCGGGACAAGGCGATGGAGGACGCGAAGGGGAAGGCCCAGCGCGCGATCGGGAATCGCGCGACGAAGCGGGAGTGAGGGATTTCAACAACGAAAGGGAGAGATGAGGTACAACAACAACGAAATCGGGCGATGGGTGTCTGTCGCGGAGTCGATGCCGGATGACTGCATGGATTGTTTGGTGTGGAGCGCCGAGCTGAATGCCCACACGATCGCCTATCACGATTCGGATTTTCTTCGATGGGAGGGTTGCGGTTGGCTGGAGATCGGCACGGGTGCGATGATCCAAGGCGTGACCCACTGGTGCCAGGACATCCAGCCGCCGGATTTGTCGGCATGTGCAGACAAATCAAACAGGGTGGAGTCGGGGAACTGACCCTCTTCGACCACCGACAACGGACCAAGGACAACGGACCTGCCCGATGCACTACGACCTCGACGCGATCCGCGACCGCATCGCCCTGCCGGACCTCTACACCGAGGCGGGCTACACGCCCCGGCGGGCGGGATCGGGATTCTCGGGGCTGTGCCCGTTTCATGAGGAACGGACGGGCTCGTTCTCGATGCGGCTCCACCAGGGGGCATGGCGGGCACGGTGTTTTGGGTGCGGGTGGAAGGGGGATGTGATCGATTTTTACGCGGCGGCTCGGGCAACGGATTTCAAGGGGGCGGTGCAGGCGCTCGCGGGCCGATGCGGTCTCGCGCCTCGGGCGGAGGCGGACACGGAGTGGAAACGGCCGGTCCGGAAGGCTCCGGAGGCGGACGTGGGGAAGAAACCGTGGATGCCGTCGCTGGAGGTGCCGACGACGGCGGAGCTGGAGGCGTTGGCGAAGCTGCGGGGCCTCTCGGTGGGCGGTCTGGACGCGGCGGCGCGGGCGGGGCATCTGTGGATGACGGACTGGCCTTGGATCTGGGATCGCGAGACGAAACGCCGCACGCGGCGGCCGGATGCGGTGCGCTCGTGGATGATCACGGACGCGGCGCGATGGGTGGGGCAGTATCGGAGGCTCGATGGAGCGCTCTACCGGATCGGCTCGGACGAGGAGGGATGGCGGGAATCGAAGAGCTGGTCGACGCGGAATGTGTCCTGGCCAGTCGGGGCCTCGGAGATCGGGGACCGCTGGCGGGTGGTGATCTGTGAGGGATCCCCGGATTTCCTGGCATGCTTTTATTTTCTCCACGGGCTGGGGATGCTGGGCGAGGTGGCGGTCTGCGGGGTGCTGGGGGCCTCGAATACGCTGGCCCCGATGGCGATGGAGCATTTCCGGGATCGGGAGGTGCGGATCCTGATGCAGGCGGATGCGCCGAAGAATGGCCGGGCCCCGGGGATGGAGGGGGCGCGCCGGTGGCAGGAACAACTGCGCAAGGCGGGCGCGGTGGTGACGGTGGGCAGTCTCTACGGGCTGATGATGCCGTCGGGGTCGCGGGTGAAGGATCTGAACGATTTGGCGCTGTGCACTCGAGGCACGGTGGAGGAGGCGCTGCCGCTCTTCACGGAGTGGGGCTTTTGACGACGGGTGGAACGAGCAACAACGAACGAGATATGTCTGAGAGGAGGACGAAGGAGCCGCGGAAACGCGGAAAAGGCAGCGCGCGCATCGGGCGCCTCGAGGGAGGCCCGGAGGAACCCGCGCGCTTTGTCGAGAACGGGGAACCACCGGCGCGGCCGAATTTCGACCCGCAACAGGTGGCGGAGGGGCTGGGGCTGTGGTGGAAATCGGGAAGCGGGGGATCGTTCGTGGTGGGCGGGGTGGAGGGCCAGGCGTTCGCGGTGTGGCCGGAAGAGGGGATCAAGGATCTGATGCGGGAGAAATACTGCATCGCTCTGAAGGCACACGAGGACGAGCGCCTGAGCGAATCGAAGCGGGTGTTCCTCTGGACGAGGATGAACCGGTGTCTGGACGAGGTTTTCCCGGCTCTCGCGGGCTACGATGCGGGCGTGCACGTGCTCCAGAGCGGGGAGCGGGTGCTGGTTAAGACGCAGCCGCGGCGGATCGAGGGGGTGAAGGGGGATTGGACGACGATCCGGGCGATCATCGAGGGCCTGCTCTGCCAGGGTGGCAGCGGCATCGATCAGACGGATTTTTTCTACTCGTGGTGCAAGGTGGCCTATCTCGCCCTGCGCGATGGCCGGCCGGGACGTCGTCGGCCGGGCCATGCGCTGATCATCGCGGGCCCGGGGGGCAGCGGGAAGTCGTTCCTGCAGAATCACATCGTCACGCCGATCCTGGGCGGACGGGAGGCCGATCCGCTGAAGTTTCTTTTCGGCAGCGATGATTTCAACGGCGATGCCTTCGCCGCGGAGCACTTGTGCCTCGCGGAGGTGCCGAGCTCGCAAAAGTCGATCGATCGCTTCGCCCTGGCGGAGACCATCAAACAGATCGTGGCGAACCCGCTCCAGCGCATGCGCCTGATGCGAACGGAGCCGTGGTCGGTGCATCCGTTTTGGAGGCTGACGATCACGCTGAACGACGAGCCGGACAAGCTCCGCAGCCTGCCCACGATCACGGAGGACTACGGGGACAAGGTGCTCATTTTCCACGGCAAGCGTTTTCCCATGCCGATGCCCACGAACACGGACGAGGAGCGCATCGCCTTCGCCGAGCAGGTGGCGAACGAGCTGCCGGCCTTTGTCCACTGGCTGGTGAACGAGTGGGAGATCCCGGGCCAGCTGCTGCGCTACGATGACGGCCGCGATGCCACCCGGTTCGGATTCCGGGAGTATCACCATCCCATCGTGCGGGATGGTCTCTTTGACGAAACCCCGCAGGCCGAGCTGCTCATGCTGATCGACACGGCGGAATTCACCGATGAGGGCCGTGGTGGTTTGAAGCTGTGGGATTTGCCCTCCGATCGAGGCCACAATGCCGGGATCGAGGGCAAGGTCTGGCACGGCCGGGCCCTGGTCCTCGAGCGCATGCTGAAGGGCGAGGGCGGCTATCAGTGCACCGTCGATACCCAGATGCGCGAGCTGTTGCGCCACAATCGCCTGACGACGCTGCTTCAGCGTCTCAACGCCCACCCGGACCTCGGGAAGGGCCAGCGCGTCGACAAGGCCAAGACGCGGGACTGGCAGGGCTGGCTCATCGGCCGCCCGACCGGCCGCGAGTGACGGAAAGCGCGCTTGTGTGGTGTGCTGTGGCGCGCGCGTGGTACCCTACCCGCCACGTTCTTTCCTTACTGCCATCTAGGATGGTGGCGGCGTGGCGCTTTGGCGGCACGTGCGGCCTCGTTCAAGCGGGAAATCCGTCTGCGTATCGTGGTGAGTCCGGACCAATAGGAAAGAGATCGGAAGGAAGGTAAACAAGCTGCCAGAGTACCACAAGACTCCGGAACCCAGTCCGCAGTAGGGCGGGCCCGTGGTACCCGGACCCGTCACGGAGGGTCGGCGGCCGTCACGCTCGGCTGCATGTTTCGAGCTGACGGCTGTGGCTGAGGCGCTCAGGTGTGCGGCTTGAAAAAATCGACTAGGAGACTTCTACCCGGCCGCGGCGCGAAGCCTGTTCGGGTTTCCCGGTAGACGCGCAGGGGGTCGCGACATGTGGGGATGCGACGGGGGCGATGGGGTGGGTGGGTCGTTTTTTTGGGGAACGTGTCGCTTTGACAAATTTTGCGACATATGCCGAAGGATGAATACTCGGATCTGCGACAGGCCTATGCGGCGGCTTCGGGGGTGACGTTGCGGACGGCGCAGCGGCATCAGCGGTCGAACCATCCGGACTGGCAGCGGTTCATCGGGGTGACGGCGGGGCAGGCAGTGAAGCGCGGGGCGATCGAGAAAGCGGACGCGGCCGCGTTGGCGGCGGTGTCGCCGCACCGGCCGGAAGAGGAGCCGCGGTTCTATGAGGTGGACGAGAAGGATCTGGCACCGGCGCAGATCAACGAAAAGCGCGCCTGGGAGATCCACCGGCGGACGTTCGAGGAATGGCGGCGACAGCTCGAGGGAGTGCACGGGGAGCCGATCATCGCGCTGGCGTTTGCGAAGGAACTGCCGCGGCTGCGGGAGGACTACGAAAAGGCGCGGGCGGCGCGGGAGCGGTGGGAGATCGAGCAGCGGCGGCTGATCCCGTCGCATGAGTTCGAGCGGTTCGTGGGGCAGTTCCTGATCCCGCTGGCGGAGCTGCTGAAAAATCTGCCGGTGGAGCTGCCGGTGATGATGAATCCGGACAATCCGAGCTATGCGCGGGAGCGGGTGCTGGAGTGGTTGAGGGGCAAGGCGGAGCTGCAGATCTCGGAGATGCTGCGGGGGGCGGATGAATTCCTGGCGGCATGAACCGACTGGCTTCGATCGTGGCTCCGCACTTCCGGTTCGACCGGGCGCCTTCGGTGACGGACTGGGCGGAGAAGAATCTGCGGCTGCCGCCGGAGATGTCGCCCAGGTCACACGGGCCGTTCTCGGTGCGGTCCCGGCCCTGGGCGCGGGAGCTGCTCGAGGTGTGGCATCCGGAGAGCGGGGTGCGGAAGTGTGATGTGGCGGCCGGCGTCCAGATCGTGAAGACGACCTCGATGGTCGTGGGGATCTGTTACCGCATGTGCTATTCGCCGGTGCCGGTGATGATCGTCGGCGGGATGTCGGCCGACTTCGCGAAGCGGGAGATCTCGACGAAGCGGCTGCATCCGCTGATCAATGCGAACGAGGTGCTGCGCCGGTTGAAGCCATACGATCCGAACCAGTTCGGGAAGGGGGAGATGATGATGGCGTATGCTCCGATTTTGGTGACGGGGGCGGGGTCGGACACGAACCTGGCGGGATCGACGCAGGGGATCGTCGCGATCGATGAGGCGGCGAAGATCCTCCAGGAGGCGAGCGACGAGGCCCCGGAGGCGCACCCGATCCGGTTGGCGGAGGACCGGACGAAGGACTTCCTCGGGAGCGAGTTCGTGTGGAAGAGCTCGACGCCGAATTCGCCGAATCACCTGTTCTGGCAGGACGTGCAGGCGGGGACGTTCACGCATCTGTATGTGCCGTGTCCGCACTGCGGGGAGTATTTCCCGTTCGAATTCGAGAGCCGGAAGGGCGGCGAGGTGGCCAGCGCGGTGCAGCTGGGGGAGACGATGGACGAAGGGAAGCCGCGGGAGTATCGGTCGGTGGTGTGGAGCCAGGCGGCGCGGAATGAGGACGGCACCTGGGACGAGCAAAAGGTGCGGGAGACGACGCGCTACATCTGCCCGCACAACGGCTGCGAAATCCGGGACGAACACAAGCCGCGGATGCTGGAGGCCTACGAGGCGCGGGATCACAATCCGCGCGCGAGTTCGTCGCACCGGTCGTATCGGATCCCCAGCTTCTATGCTCCGACGCGGCGGTTCTCGGATCTGGCGATGGCGTTCCTCTCGCGGGGGGATTTGTTCTCCACGGGGCTGCAGGTGTTCTTCAATCACGAGCTGGCCCTGCCCTGGACGGACATCGATCTGAGGTTGAAGGACGAGGATCTGTGGGCGTGCCGGGCGGAGGGTGACATCGCCTACGTGCGGGGGATGGTGCCGTCGAAGCCGGGGGTGTTGTTCGCGGCGGCGGACATCGGGCAGACGGCCTCGCACTGGTGCGTGGCGATGATCGATGCCGAGGAGAATCTGTGGGTGGTGGACTGGGGCACGGTTCTGTCGATCGACGATTTGCTGAAGCAGCCGGGGCAGTGGGTGTATCACCGGGCGGGGAAACCGGAGGCGAAGATGCGCCCGCACCGGGGACTGGTCGATTCCGGCGACTTCACGAGCGACGTCTACAAGATGTGTCAGCGGAGCGGCCGGTTCTGGTGGCCGTCGAAGGGATCGAACGCGACGAGCGGGGAGTGGGGCCAGTCGAAGCTGGCGGCGTATCCGGGGCTGATGCTCTACACCTACGTCGACAAGGTGGCGAAGGATGAGCTCTACGATCTTCGCATCCACCGGAAAAGCGGGCGGCGGGTCTTCCTGCCGGCGGATGTGACGACGGATTTCGTGGACGGGCTGCGGGGGCAGGAGCGGGTGAACAAGGGGATGAACGCGCGGTGGAAGGATGTGCGCGAGGATCACTACGGGGACGCGCTGAAGCTGATCCAGGTGTTGAGCTGGATCTTCTCGGGATCGCGGGCCCCGGGGGATGAGACGGCGCGTTGACATGCCTTCGGGCGCATGACCTCGCAGCGCGTGCTGGTGAATTCCTATCTGGCGTCCGCGAGGGCGGCGGCGACGACGCAGGCGGGCCGGTTGGCCTGGCTGGAGGCGCGGCGCGCGGCGCTGTCGGAAGAAGTGGAGGGCGGCGACTGGGAGGTGGGATCGACGGCCTACGACGGGCACTCGGCGACTTCGCGGCGGATGGCCTCGGCTCAAGCGCGATTGCAGGCGGTGTTCCGAGCGATCGAGGTGCTGACGGCCAACGAAGACGCGACCTCGGACAGCGGCACCGGGATCCTGATCCCCCGATTCTCGGGACTGCCTCACGCCTAAGATGGAAGCACGTTTGCAAAAAGTATTCGCGTCGCTGAAGGCGGCGATGGGACGGAAGGCGGCGGCGGCGGATCCGGCGGGCGCGATGCGATCGGGCCGGCCGCAGGCGCATGGCACGCTCTCGACCTCGAGCAGCTACAGCGACTCGACGCCGTTCGGGAATGCCACCACGGGATACCGGACGCGGTCGAGCTCCAGTCTGCTGGAGCTGCGCGATGCCCAGCCGGTGCAGCGGCGCGAGGCGATGCGGAACTCGCGCTTCCTGGCGGCGAAGCTGGGGATCATCAAGGCGCTGCACCAGAACACGACGCGCTACTCGATCGGCCGCGGGTTGATGCCTTCGAGCGGGTGCCGGGATGAGGAGTGGGCGCAGATGGCGGATGAGCTGTTCTACGAATGGGCGAGCCGGAAGAGCTACGACATTCGCGCGGAGATGACGCACTTCGAGGCGCAGAAGATCATCCTGCCGGACGTGATCCGGGACGGCGATGCGGGCGCGGTGCCGGTGAGGAACTTTTTCGGCGAGCCGGCGGTGCAGCACTTTCCCAGCGACATCATCGGCGATTCCGCGGGCGAGTCGATTTTCAAGACGAACCCGGGATGGCGCTGGCGCGAGGGGATCCTGCGGAATTCGATCGGGGCCCCGGTGGCCTTCCGGGTGCTGCGCGATTGGCGGGACCGGCAAAGCGATCCGCAGGCGCGGGCCTATTGGGATTACCCGGCGCAGAATTTCTGGCACGTCGGCCGGAACCAAACGATGCACGCGAACCGGCCGCTGCCGTGGATCCACCACGGCGACCAGAGCGCGATCCAGATCCTCGACCTGAACGTGCTCGAGATGCAGGCGGCGAAGCTGAACAGCTACTTCGCGGCGGCGATCAAGGTGACGGAGAACGGGATGCCGGCGGGGATCGCGGATCTGCTGACGAAGGAGACGGAGTCGATCCAGACGGGACGCGATGCCGAGGGGAACGCGGTGACCTCGCAGGTGGAGCGGAGCTATCTGAACCTGATGGGCGGCGCGGGGATCCCGGTGCTGGAGCCGGGCGAGGAACTGCAATTTTTCAAGAACGAACGGCCGAGCACGACCTTCGCGGGATTCATCGAGTATCTGATCGCGGACATCGCGATCGGGTTTGGCGTGCCGGTGCAGTTTGCCTGGGGACTCACGGGATTGGCGGGACCGCACGCGCGGCTGGTGCTGCAGCAGGCGGACTGGTTCTTCCAGGACGTGGCCGATGTGCTGGTGACGAATTACTGTCAGCCGGTGTGGGAATCGTTCATCGCGGATCAGATGAACCGTGGGATCCTGCGGCCGCCGACGCCGGGCACGAACTGGCGCTCGGTGCAGTGGCAGGGGCCGGGCTCCATGACGATCGACAAGGGCCGCGACGGGAAGCTGTATCTGGAAATGGTGTCGGCGGGGATGGGACGCCGCGCGGCCTGGCATGAGATGACCGGCAAGCACGGGAAGACCGAGCTGATGAAGACGGTGAAGGAGGTGCGGTATATCATGGATCTCTGCGACGAGGCCGGGGTGCCGTATGAGTATGTGTTAGGGAAACAGGCGGCGAATGCGGGGAGCGCGATGGATCCGATGGCAGTGGCGGAGGAGATCGCGAGCCGGATGGAAAGCGCGTGATTTGTCTGCATATGCAGACAAATCCGGAGGAGGGAGACAAAATCATGGGGGGTGGAATCATGGGGGATAGGTTGACAGGTGGGCAGGGGCATGCCTGCGAAGACTGTTCCTTTTCCTGTTGGTGATGTGGCCCCGAGCTTTTCGATCCGCGCGGAAGCGGGTGGGAAAGGGGTGATCGATATTCGGGGGACGATCGGGCTGGAGAAGTTTTTCGGCGAGGAGTATGGCATCGATGCCGGGGGCACGGTCTCGGATTTCGACCGGGAGCTGAAGGCGCTGGGCGAGGTGCGCGAGATCGAGCTGAACATCTACTCGCTGGGCGGGGATGTGTTCACGGCGCTCGGGATCCAGAGCATCCTGGCGCGGCACTCGGCGCGGGTGGTGGCAAACGTGGACGGCATCGCGGCCTCGGCGGCGACGATCATCCTGATGGCGGCGGACGAGATCCGCGTGCCCGAGAATGCCTACCTCATGATCCACAATGCCTCGACCTACGGGTGGGGCGACTACCGCGCGCTGTCGGCGATGGCGGACGATCTGAAGAAGTGGAGCCGCGACATGGCGAACCTCTACGCGGCGCGCATCGAGGACAACACCGGCGGCGATCGCACCGCGATCCTCGCGGAAGTGATCGAGAAAATGGACGCGGAGACCTGGCTGACCGGCGCGGAAGCGAAGGCGCTCGGCCTGGTCGAAACGGTGACGGGGCGCGCGGAACTCGCGGCCTGCGCGGTGCCGGCTCCGCTGCGGATGGCGATGACGAGCGAGCGGATTCCGGAGGCGGTGAAGGCGCTGCTCTTTGACAGGCCAACGGCGGAAGTTATGAGCGATCCCATCGAACCCATCGCCCCGGCCGCGGTCGAGCCCGACGTCACTGTCGAGCCCGAGGCCGAAGTCACCGAGGACACTGCCACGGCCACGGTCGAGGAGACTCCCGCTCCGGTTGCTCCGGTGGTGGAACCTGTGCCCGCTCCGCAGGCGCTGACTCTCGAGGCCGTGACGGCCGCGATGCAGGGCGTCGTCGAGAACGCGGTGAAGCCGATCGCGGAGCGTCTCGAAAAAGCGGAAGCGGCCCTCGCCACGGAGCAGGCGCTGCGCGCGAACAAGGTGCCGGTGAATGCCTGGGGAAACCAGCAGCCGGCCGACACCGCGGAATCGTCGGCGGAAGCGCCGCGCGATCCGGATTTCGCGACCCTGACCGCGCACCAAAAAATGGAACTCGGGCGCCGCAAGATGTTCCCGGCCGCCTTCAAAAACTGACCCGCGTTTGACGCGATCCCCTTTGCTCAACCATCCCTCCTCACTGACATGCCCACCCTGCTCGAAATCTGCCAGGCCCGCCAGATCCCCTTTACCGGTGGGATCATCGAGGCGGTCGAAACCGCCGTGCCCGCCCTGATGGCATTCGACACCCGCACCACGAGCGGGACGAAATTCCAGGCTCTGGCCCGCACCTCGCTGCCCACTGCTTCGGGCTTCAAGGATTACAACCAAGGCGCGACGGCGGGTGCCGCCTCGTTCGCCCTGCGCGAGTTCCAGGCCAAGCTGCTCCTCGCCAAGGTGCAGGTGGAGATGGTGACCGCGGCCCGCTGGGATGCGGAGAAGGCGGTCGATGCGCCGAGCTACTTCGACCTGCAGGTGCAAGCCACGATGCAGTCCGAAATGAAGAACCTCGAGAAGTGTCTCTTCTACGGCACGAGCCAGGACGCGAAGGCCTTCCCGGGCCTGAAGCAACTGACGCCCTACGTGACCGCGAACGTGCTGACCCTGACCGAAGATCCGGGCGCGACCGACTACATCAAGACGGTGATCAACGCGGCCGGCACGACCTCCTCGACCGCCTCGTCGGTCTACTCCGTGGTGCACGGGGTGCTCGACTGCCAGCTCGTGGTCTGCAACGACAACGGCGGCGAACTGCTCGGGATGACCGAGCCCTTCCGCCAGGCTCTCGCGCCTGACTCGAACAGCCCGACGGCCACGCTGGAATACATGCTGGCGCAGATCTCCGGACACTTCGGCGTCTCGGTGAGCGGCATGAACCAGACCCCGAACAGCGTCGTGCCGACGCAGTATTCGGTGCGCCGCCTCGCCAACCTGACCGAAGACTCGGGCAAGGGCGTGACCGACGCGAAGCTGGAGCAGCTCGTGCTTTCCCACGGCGACGGCATCGTGCCCAGCCGACTCTACATGAACGGGCGCAGCGCCCGTCAGTGGGCGGACAGCCGCAGCGCCTCGACCGCGACCCTCTTCCTCGGAATGAGCGGCGACGCCCGGAACAACACCGGCAGCCTCCGCGCGAAGCGGCCCGACAACTTCGAGGGCATCCCGGTGACCTACACCTCGGCGATCGCGTCGAACGACGCCATCGAAAGCTGATCGGCGACCTGACCCTGTGACATCCACCACCCGACCCTCCACGATCCCATGAAAGACGCGACGCTCCTCCAAACCGCGGCCAAGCCGAACGCGGCGAACACCGTCAACACGAACACCATCGCCCTGCCGCAGCAGGCGGTGCGGCCGTTCACCACGACCTTCCGGGTGCGTCTCTTCGGCGCGGTCTCGGTCGGTGCGAACAGCAAGAACATCAACTACCGCCTTTTCGCGACCAACGAAGCGAACGGGGCGAACGCGGTCGCGGCCTCGGAGATCTTCACGATCGCCGGGAATGCCGCGAACCATCCGGCCTTCGAGCGCGAGGTCTACCTGCGCCCGGAGCTGGACCGCAGCCGCATCTTCGCCAGCGCGACCGGCGAGGCCAACGGAGGCGACGCGAGCGCGGCGACCTTCGGGGTCGAGATCGTCGGTTGATCCTGACAAGACCAGACTTTACGGGTTGCGAAACCTGTTTCATCAGCGCCCACCGCGGACCTCTCCCCCGCGGTGGGCGTCTGCTTTTCGGCGCAAGGCGCCGGTAAAAGGTGGGAAGGGAAAAGGTAAAAGGTGGGGACGTGGACGCAGGGCGGGAGCGGTTGACGCGGGACGGAAGGGGATGAAACTGTTTCTCGCGTTGCCGGTGTATGGCGGATACGACCCGCATTTTGTGACTGGATTGCTGGGGCTGGTGGCGAAGCCGCCCTGCGAGATGGTGGTGCACCCGGTGATCGGGGATAGCCTGGTGGCTCGGGCCCGGAACCGGGCTGCGGCAAAGTTCCTCGCAAGCGATTGCACGCACCTGCTCTTCCTGGACACGGACCTGATCTTCGACGCGGCGCAGATCGCGCGACTGATTTCGCACGGGGAACCGGTGGTGGCGGGGCTGTATCCGAAGAAACAGGCGGAGCTGGGCTGGGTGTGCAACCTGCTGCCAGGCGAGGAGATGGACGAGCGCGGCCTGAAGCCGGTGCGGTATGCGGGCACGGGGTGTTTGCTGGTGGCCAGGGAAGTGCTGGAGGCGATGCGGGAGCGGTGGCCGGAGCTGGAGTATGATCCGGATGACGGGGACGAGCCGGGGGTGAAGTGGGACTTCTTTTCTTGCGGGGTTTACCGGTGCCCGGAGACGGGGCTGCGGAGGTATCTGTCGGAGGATTGGTGGTTTTGCCAGAGGGTGCTGGATCTGGGTCTGAAGGTGTGGATGGACACGCAGGTGATCCTGAAACACGTGGGGCAGGCGATCTATCCGCTGCAGGCACTTGACAGCTTCGCGGAGGAAATCGGAGAAGAGGAGACAAAATCATGAGGGGTGAAATCATTTTTCGGAACGGGGACACGATGAAACTTTTTTGCTGAACTCCTCCTCGTTCCAAGCAAAACACGGGAGCGCCGCGGGCCTGTCCTCACAACAGCGGCTCCACTTTTTTTCAAAGCCATGAGTCACTCGATCGCCATTTATCACCGGCCGGATGCGGATCCGAAGGTTCATCCCTGCCGCCCGGGCGCAACGCCGGGGACGGTGGATCTGCTGGGCGACGATGGGGAACCGATCGTGACGGACTGCCGGGTGATCGAGGATCCGGAGACGGAGGTGACTCTGCCGATCGGTTACGCGACGATCGTGGAACCGGTGAAGAAGGCGCCCTCGCCGCGCAGGAGCCGCAAGGATGCGGACGGAGACGGGGAGCCGGATTGAGACTTTTTTCGTACTGCTCGTGTTGTTGTTGTGGCGGCCGCCGGGGAGCGATTCCCGGCGGCCGTTTGCTTTGACTCGCGGGCGGAATCATGAACCCGCCCCGCTCCGCCTACGATGCCGCACGCCGTCGCACGATGGAGGCGACGAAGTCGCTGCGCTGGGGGATCGTGAGCTACAACGGGGCGGACTACTGCTGCGCGGTGAGCCTGGACAATGAGGGCTACGAGATCACGGACCGCGGGCCGAATGTGACGCACCGGATCCGGGCGACGTTCGCGAAGCGGGAACTTCCGACGCGGCCGGTGAAAGGAAAGAGCGTGACCTACCTGGGGATGGTGTTCGAGATCGAGCTGATCGGCGGCGACATGGAAGGGGATCCGGGATGGGTGGTGTCGGCGTTTCGGACGCCGGGGGCGGAGTGAGGGCTCGCGCTGCGCGCGGTAAAAGGTGGGAAGGTAAAAGGTAAAAGGTGCCGGGCTGGGTAAGGGAGTGCTTTGACTCGCGGCGGCCATCATGGCTACGGAATGGCTTTGTGGGAAACGGGCGCATGATGCGCTGAGTCGGGCGCTGGGGGATCGGTGGATCATTCCGGACACGGGCACGCGGATCTCGGATTCGGTGATCGAGTTCTCGGTGATCCGCCGGGGAATGGTCTACGATCCGCCGTCGCTCTACCGCATGCGGGTGAGCGAGGACGGGGTGCTGCTGGGGAGCTTCATCGGAGAGGTGACGGGGGAGGTGCCACGATGATCGCGGGCATGGAATCGGCGGTGGCCTCGGTGATCGAGGACGGTCTGGGCGAGGACGAGACACTCGAGGGGGTGCTGTGGGTGGTGCGCACGACGACGACGCGCACGGACGTGCCGGGTGACCGGAGCGTGATCGGGGTGCGGGTGTCGTCGATGGAGCGCGGCCACACGCAACTGGCGGACTGCATCGTCGAGATCGCGGTGATGACGCCGGCCGTGAACGAGAACACGAGCCCGTCGCACCACGCGCTGCTGCAGGCGGCGGTGGAGCGGATCTTTTCGATCGGGACGACGATCGACGGGGATTCAGTGAAGGAGGTTTTGGCGGCGGCGATCGAGACGACGCTGGACGGCTGGACGGGCGCGGGCTTTTTCAACCAAGGCTGGACTCCGGGACAGGAGGGCACGGACTGGCTGCCGGTGCTGAATGTGAAGATCGGAGCGAGGAGGGAGGACTGAGATGTTCAACGTCGAGGCCAAGTTCACAAGGCGGGAATTCGAGGAATCGCTGGCGCGCTACGCGGCGGCGACGAAGCAGGATCTGCGCACGGTGCTCGAGAATCAAGCCCGCCTGTTCGTGACGGATGTGGTCAATGTGACGCCGCCGTTTTCGCAAGGGGTGAACGCAACGAAAGCGCGGCAACGCGGCGAGAAGTCGATCAAGAACAACCTCAACCGGCTCTTCGTGGCGCGGCCGCTCCAAGGAAGCAGGAAGGTGACGCATCTCTTCGGGCGCACGGATGTGCCGGGTCTGCCCTACGTGGTGCGAACGAAGGAGAAGTATCCGGACGTGGAGGGCATCTATCGCGACGAGAAAAAACGCGCAAAGGGTTTCGCGGTGCGAGGGATGCGATTCCGGCAGCAGGAGTTGCCGGTGTCTCTGGCGAAGGTGCGGAAGATCTACGCACGGGAAAAAAAGATGGTGGGCTTTCTGGCCGGCGGATGGAACCGGGCTGCGACGGTGCTGGGCTCGAAGGTGCCCGCGTGGGTGAAGCGCCACGCGGGGGCCCCGGGAGCGATCTCAAAACGATTCGGCCGCACGAAGCTGTCGATCCGGATCGAGAACCGGGTCGACTATGCGGCAGGGGTCGGCGGGATGCAGAAGCGCATGGCCTTCGCGCTCCGGAAACGCAGCGACGCAATGCGGATCGAGGCGCAGCGGGCGATCGACGGGAAGGGCCGTTGGCGGCAGGCGAAACGTTGACAGGTCGGCGGAGGCAGTCCCATGATTTCCGAAGAACTGGTCCTGATCACGTCGCGGTTCGACGCGGCTCTCGAGCGCATCACCAAGGAGGTGGAACAGAAGAGCCAGCGGATGCGGCGGAGCTTCGAGGGGGCGGGCGGGCGCGCTGGAGCGGGCGGGGGAGCGGGCGGGGGAATCTTGGGAGCGATCGGCGGCGGGGTCGGTGGCTTTGGAAAAGAACTGCTCGGACTCGCGGGATTTGGCAGTGCGATTGCGACTCTGACGACGGTGGGCGCGACGGTGAAAGATTCGCTGGGACGTGCGGACGACATCGCGGACCTGACGCTGAAACTAAACGAATCGGCGGACGCGCTGCAGCGGGTGGACTTTGCCGGGAAACTAGCGGCGGGGCAAGGGGTGGAGCAGGTCGCCAACGCCATGGTCAAACTGGAGCGCGCCCTCGGGGATCCGGAAAACGAAAAAGCGGCGCAGGCTCTCCGGAATCTGGGCCTGACGGCAGAGCAACTGGCGGCGGTGCCCCTGGATCAAAAGATGATTCTGTTCGCAGAGGCATTCCAAAAAGCGCGGGCGTCCGGCACGGGCCTCAACGACATCCAGGCGCTGCTGGGACGAAGTGCGTCGGAGCTGATCCCGCTCTTCGAGCAGGGCGGGGATGCCCTGCGCGAGATGTTCGCGGAGGCGCCGGTGATGGGCGAAATGGCCACGCAACAACTGGCAAAAATCAACGACGAGCTCGATGCCCTCATTCTGAAAGGCAAGGGATTGCTGGGCGAGGCAATCGGTGACGTGGCGATCACCGGCGGATTTTTCAGCGACGTCTTCAATGCGCTGCGCGAGGGCGCGAGTCTGCGGGAAGCCGGCGAAAGGGCCACGGCCAATTTGTTCAACGAGGAAATCCGGGTCAATCGCGAGGTGAAAGAGCGAGAAGCGAAGCGGCAAGAAACCGCTGCGGCCCAGCAGGCGGCGGCGCAGCGCGTCGCAGCGGAGGCCGCGGAAAAGGCCAAGCAGGAGGAACAAGCGAAGGAGCGCGAAGATTGGAAAAAGAGTTTCGAAAAAACAAGGCAGGAAGAACTGCGCCTGCAGGAACAATACCGCGACGCCCGCTTCGACACGATGACGCCGGAGCAGCAGCTGGCCACGCTCCTGAAACGGATGAGCGGAGCCATGGGCGTGACGACGACCGACGAGGCCGAGATCCTGAAAAAGGCGGACGAGCTGGCGTCGAGCGGGGCGACCCAGGAGGCGATGATCATGCTGCAGACGCTGCAGGAGATCCGCACGCTGACGGCGCGGATGGGCGGGCTCGGCGGGATGGGCGCGATGGAGCGCACCCAACCGATGCACCAAGGGAGCTTCGCGGATCTGATGGACCAGATCTTCGAGCGGGATCAACGCGCGCTGACGAACATCGCCACGAACACGGGCAACGCGAAGACGGTGCTCGACCGGATCCTCGAGAACATGGAGACGCCGCCGGACGAAGACAGGTTTGACGACCTGTAAGTGGCATGGCGGTGCAGGTGGACAAGGAGCAGTTCGACATCGATCGGAAAGGCATCGTGAAGTTCACGGTGCGGTGGCGGATGGACACGCGGATCGAGGCGATCCGAAACGTGCCGCGCCAATACGACGGGGTGCCGCTGGACTCGGTGCGCGGCACGCCGTGGATCGCGAAGAATGGAGACTATCTGGTGGATGCGGTCTACATGGGCGCGCCCACGGAATGGAACGCGGGCTTCGACGAGGACGAGCGGAGCCAGGATCAATACGAGCTGGTGACGGAGGAGCGCGAGGTCTCGATCAAGAAATTTCCAGACCGCGATTTTCTCCGCGAAAAGTATGGGATGTATTTCGATTTCCAAACGGGCGACCTGCTCTTCCCGGAGCAGCTGCCGGCGGAGGCTTCGAGAATCGGCGCGCCGCTGACGCTCGACACGATGAAGAAGAAATCCGGAGCGACGCGGCCGAATCCGCTCTTCGGGACGACGACGTATCCGGTGCCCTACACGGTGGCGCGCTGGACGCTGGTCCGTCGCCGCGTGCCGCGCCGCCTCGAGGATCAAGCGATGACGGTGATCGACCAGCTTCCCAAAGGCTTTCAGTGGGATGGGCCGCGGATCCAGTGGTATGTGCGGCCGCTGCAAAAACGCAAGGTCGGCAACCTCTGGGAAATCGAGTGGAAGGCGGAGGAACTGTCGGAGTTCAAGGACGCGGAGTTCCTGAACAAGATCAAGGAATTCGGCCGAAAGACGCGGTGATGACGCCGAAGCTGGAAGCGGATCGCGGCGAACGCGTGCGCGTCGTGTTGGCGCGGGTCCGGCGATTCCTGGAAACGGAAGAGCCGCCACGGGTCGATCCGGGGGCGCGGGTGATCGAACGCGGGGCGGGACAGGAGGTGGTCTACGACAAGAAGCCGAGCCTTCCGCAGGCGGCCTTCCGGGTGTTGCTGGTGGATCGAGATCGGATCACGATCGCCCCGGGCCGGGTCAACAACGTGGTGCCGGTGGTCTATGATGAGGTGCGGAAAAAAAAGATCCGGCTCGATGGACTGGACGAGGAAGGCGAGCCGGTCGAGGGCGGGCCGCCGAGGCTGAAGCTGACGCCGCAGGAGGACTCGCGCAGCTACGTGGTGCTGCGGGCGCTGGAGGCGACGAGGGCGTTGCCGAATCCGGCGGCGGGATTCGTGGACCTCCACGAATACGATCACAAGGAATTCACGAGGCTGTCGCAACGCACGGAGGACGCGCTGAACGCATTCCGCCTGCGCGTGGTGGCGGTGATCGATTGGAATCGCGGGCAGGTGGTAAGCATCCGGCAGGCGGTGTGGTTCGACCAAGAGCTGATGGATCTGGACCGGCTGCGGTTCGTGACGACGAAACGAATCAACGGAGTGCTGGCATGACGATCGCGGAACTGCAACCGAAGACGGGGGAATCGACGCGCTCGATGCTGTCGCGATACATTCGATACCTGCGGCGACTGTCGAACCTGACGATCCGGGGAGACTGCAAGGTGATCGCGCGGACGCTGGGGACGGAGGTGGTCTACGATGCGATCCGCGAGACGCTGGGCGGATCCTTCGCGGTGACGAAAGTCGGGGCGATCGACGTGGTGATCGGCGACGGACTGATCGACGGATTGGTGCCGGCGGCGATCGATGGGCGGGACGCGGACGGAAAAGTGGCACAGGACCGGCGCGTCTACCGGGTGGAAAATCTGAACGCGCCCGGGTATAACCAGCGGATGTATCTCTACATCGAAGAACGCCACACGCCGGAAGCGATCGCCGAGAATCCAGACCTGGCACCGGAACGGTTCCGCATTTCCTCGGCGGTGCAAAAGCCGGGGGAGTGGAATGCACTGCGAAAACTCCGCATCGAAACGAAGGATCCGGAGCAGCTCGGGATCGTGCGACTGCTGGCGGTCATCGACTACGAGGAGGACGAGATTTCGGACATCCACCAAGTGCTGTGGTTCGACCAGGAGATCTACGAAATCGACGGGGTGAGACGATTCCGGAGCGCGTCATGAGACCGAAACGAAAACCGCTGGTGGTGCCGCGCGAGCCATGGAACCGGTTCGTGGGCGGGTTTTTGCGCAACCGCCTGCGTCGGGTGACGGTGCTGGATCCGATCCCGTGGAGGCATCCGTGGTGGACGTCGCCGACGTGGTGGCAGGAAGGGGAGCAGTGGGTGGCGGCGGTGGTGCCGGGCTGGTGCGAGTCGGACAACGGAGATCCCGAGGTGATCATCGAGACGCTGCCGGGCTTGGTGGAACTGGCCGGGGGAACCACCGTTCCGCCGGATTCGGAGTGGCCTTACGGACTGACATCGGGACCACGGATCCGGATCCCGAACACGCTCTGGCGGGCGCTGGGCACGGATGCGGTTGGCTCCAAGGAGGTGCTGCCGCCGGAACTGATCCGGGCGGGGGTGATGCCGCCGCCGCAACTGGTCGAGACGGAGGGGGGACTGGCGACGGCTTTCGAGGGCGTGGTCAGGGATCGGGCGATGGCCCGCCTGGCTCGGGCTGTGGAAGTGGTCCTGAAAAAAGGACGTGAAGTGGTGGTGCTGAGTCCAGACACGGCCGAGGATGGAGCTCCGGAATTGGCTTTGAATTTCGCGACGTTTTACCGAGACGCAGCGATCGAGCTGCGAAGCGAATGGCCGGAGGGCGGTCCAGTCTCGGAGGAGTGGATGACATTCGACGACGTCGCGATCCTGGCCGACGAAGGAATCGACGAGCTGCGGCTGGCGACGATCTACCTGATCTCGGAACCGGGAGCACCGGAGGGCAGCGAGGTGGATGGATCGTGGTCGCCGCTGGTGCGGCACCACGTAAAACGGAACGTCGCCTATGAGGTGCTGGGACCAGCGGGGCGGGTGCTGGAGCCGCTGCGCTTTCCGTGGCTGGGGCAGACCCTGGCGGGCGGGGCCGGCGCGGAGCTGATCAACCGGCTCGCGGGTGAGCTGAGAAACCGCGCGGCGGAACTGGATGCGATCCTGGGCCAGTTCAAAACCCGGGGGCGGTTTGTGGAATTCTAAGGGGAGACAAAATCATGGGGGGTGGAATCATGGGGAAAAGGGTGGCGGGGGCTGCGGGTTTTTTCCTGACATGATTTTACCCGCCATGATTCTGTCTCCCGGTCTTGACAAGGGCGGGCGGACATGGCGACGCACATCAATGTCCTGACCACCTACGGCGTGACGATTCCCACGGGATCGGAAGCGGAAAGCGCAACGCGCACGAAGACGGTGGAGATCAACGAACTGCTTTCGGACGGATCGGGCGAGGTGGTGAAGGCGGCACCCGTGAACATGCAGAACCACGAGATCCAGGTGGACGGCGATGGGCCGTTTTCCCTGGCGCTGACGGCGGCGACGATCGCGACGGTCTCGACGGTGACGATCACGTCCGTGGAAATTTCGGAGGCGCCGAATCAACGGTGCCGCTTCTCGGTGCGGGCCGCGGCGGTGGCTTCGTTCTCGGATCCGGGCACGGCGGAGGCGAGCGTGGGTGCGGAGCCGACGGTGACGGATCTGGAGATCACGAGCGTGACCTACTCGGTCGCGGAATCGGTGCGCCGGACGGCGACGCTGGAAGACAAGGTGCTGGTGGGCACGGACGGGACGCCGGCCTTCCGCGCGACGTGCACGGAGCGGCTGACCTTCGACATCGCGGGCCGCGGGGATCTGCCGGCCGGGCCTGCGCTGGGCACGGGAGGGGCGGAGTTTTTCGGCGCGGCCACGGGCGTGACGGTGGTCGGCACGCTGCGCGAAAGCGAGCGGCGCGCGGACTGGAATGGGTGGGGCGTGGCGGGGACGAACTATCCGCACGCATCTTGATGCGTGCGGGAGCGGTTTAGCGGGTAGCCGTTTGGCTGTTTAGCCAGAAGCTAAAAAGCCAAATAGCTAAAAGCTAAAAAGCTGATGAAATGACGTGGACGGGATGAGGGGGTGAGGTGATTTTTTCGCAAGGGGAGATGATTGGGACGGGGATCCAAAGTCTGGTTTTCGAGGAGCCGCTCGGGGTGGTGGTGCCGACGTGTTTGGACACGGTGGCGTCGGCCTGCTGGGTGGGCTTTCGATTGCTCCGCCGGCCGACACCGAATCTGGAGAACGTGGTGATCGGGTGCCGGCGGCTGCCGCAGTTCAAGGACGCGAAACGCGGGAACCTGCGCCGGGAGATCCGGTGGCATTTCCACCATCGGGAGGTCGAGGCCTTCGGGGCGCGGATGAATGTGCTGGCGTGGCGGATTCGATGGGAGGAAGACTCGGCTCTGCGCCGGACGGTGATGGATCACCCGGCGTTTGCGAAATGGCACACGGGGCTGCTGGAGAGTTTTCGCGCGCAGCCTCTGGTGGCGCTGGCACAGGAAGGGCCGCGGCAGTGCTACGGGGCCTTCCGCGGGGATGCGGACACGCTGAAGGCGATGCACGGGTTTATGGAAGAGGGGGGCATTTGAGACAAAAAATGAGCTTTGAAATCACAACGGACGAGCGCGGCATTGCTCCACTTTTGATGTGCTGGGAGTGCAATTCTCCGATCATGGATCTCAAAATGGGAACTGTGATGTGGTTGCCGATTCAAGTGATCGGCACTGATGAAGACAGTGGCGATGATTTGGGATGCACTTCTCCGATCGCCACGTTTCTCCATAAAGGGAAGTGCTCCCAAAAGCATGATGCGATTCATCGGTCGGTAGGTAACTACCTTCATTGCATGGAAATCGGTCAGTTTTTTGAGGCGTGGTTTCAGGGATCTCAATTTCCGACGTATGATCGCGATCAAGCCAGGCGGACTTTGCAAATGTTGCGGGACTTGGAGGATCTCGAAGAGTAACAGATGAACGAGGACAGGAACGAGATGATGGCGGCGGCTTGGGAGGCCGTGAAGCAATTTCACCTGGCGATGTCTTGGTTCGACGAGGCGCGCGAGATTCTGGGGAAGGCGGCGCGGCCGCTGTCGCTGGGGTCGCGGCATGCGATGGACCTGATGGGGCTGCGACTGCTGCAGCGGGATCCGGAGTATGGGAGCGAGACGGAAGAGCTGGGGGAGCTCTACGCCTACGCGTGGCTGCACACGGCGCCGCTGGCGGATGTGTGCCACGGTCTGCGCGATGGGGCGTGGCGGGCGGCGCTGAATGTGCCGGAGCTGACGGAGGCGGATCGGCGCGAGATCCTGGGCCCGTGGCGCGAGACGAGGCTGGAGCTGGCGGCGACTGTGGCGGCGGTGGAATACACGGTGATGCGAAAACCGCGGACCACCTCGGCGAAAGAGTCGGCTCCGAAGACGCCGGACTGGGTCATCGATCCGCTGGTGATCGCCTACCGCCTGCGGCTGCTGATGCGGGACACGGGGGCGTCACGGATGGAGGCCCTGTGGGAATGGCCCTACGCGCAGGCCATGCAGATCTGCCTGGCCGCGCAACGGTGGGAGGACCAGTGGACGGTGCCGAAGGGGGAACGGGCGAAGGAGGAGAGCTTCGAGGGGTTTGAGATGGGGGAGGGGGAGGATATCATAGAGGGCACGGAAGGACACGAGATGTGACCCCTGACCCTTGACACGCGCGCGAGCGCGTGAACGCCCGCGTCTACCTCAACACCTCGTCCTACGCCTGGAGCGAACGAATCGACGGGGGGAATTTCACCCCGCCGTCGATCCGGGCGTATTCGGATCTGATCCTGCGATTCCGCCTGGCGAAGGAGATCGAGGGCACGCAGGTGCCGGACCCGCGCGAGGTGACGGCGGTGTCGGCCCGGATCGGATTCCAAGAGGACGCGCCGACGGAGGGCACCTACACGCTGACGCTGACGGTGGGCGCGAACTCGCGCACGACGGCGGCGATCGCCTACAACGCGACGGCGGCGGAGCTGAAGGCGGCGCTCGACCTGGCGACGGACGGCACGACGCTGGACGCGCTGGCGCCGTGCACGGTGTCGCTGACGAATGGCGATTACCGGATCCGCTTCGCCGATGCGACTGCGGTGGTGGACATCGAGGCGGCGTCGAATCTGCTGTGGCCGCTCTCGTTCGTCGATGCGGACCGCTTCGCCTACAACGGCGGATGGGCGACGACGCTGACGCTGCGCCAGGCGCCGGTGGCGGAGACGGTGGTGGTGGAGGAGACGGTGGCTCCGGAGCCGACGATCGAGCTGATCCAGGCGGGGAGCACGACGGACGGCGTGATGATCAACGAGGTGCAGAAGATCCTGCTCTCGCCGAGCTACGCGGGCGGCACCTTCAAGGTGGTGCGCAGCGGCAACAAGTCGGACGTGCTGGCGGGCTTCCCGGCGGAGGACGATCTGCAGGAGGCGCTCGACGGCCTGATGGAGGAGGGGGAGGAAATCTTCCTGGTGCCGGTGGAGGACGGCTACCTGATCGAATTCCGCGGCGAGGCGGCGGGCACGGCGCAGGATCTGATGACGGTGGAGGAATTCACTCCGCCGCCGGTGGAGTATCTCGTCTTTCTCACCACGAAGACGGCGGCAATGCGGGCGCTGATGCGCGGCGCGGACAACACGAGCGACGACATCGAGGTGCCGCTGGATCTGGTGGTGACGGTGACGGACGCGGACGCCCCGGGGGGATCGCAGGATCTGAACTTCCCGCTGCCGCTGACGTTCACCCGGCCGGTCTCGGATGACGAGCGGAACGTGTCGGCGGCGCTGGACTACACCCAGCCGCTCGGGCGGACCTCGAACATCAAGTTTTCGACGAACTCGCTGCTGGTGGGGAACCGGGCAATGCGCTTCACGATCGGCGACGGATCGGCGACGTCCTTCGTCCTGAACCACAACCTGGGCAGCCTGTCGGCGGCCTTCACGGTGAATGCCTCGACGGATGTCTGCACCTCGGCAGGACACAACCTGCACAACGGCGACCCGGTGACGCTCTCCTCGACGACGACGCTGCCGGCGGGCCTGAGCACGGGCACGACCTACTACGTGATCAACGCGGCGACGGACACCTTCAAGCTGTCCGCGACGCCGAACGGATCGGCCGTGAACATCACGGGCACGGGGACGGGGACGCATTCCTTCCTGGTGGCGGATGGGACGACGGACGCGGTCTTCGTGGAGGTGTGGGAAAAGGCGGGCGGCGCGACGCGGATCTCGCCGGAGGACTACACGGTGACGCGGACGAGCGCGAAAGCGGTGACGGTGTCGGGATTCGCGAGCACACCGACCTCGAATCAATACGAGGTGATCGTGCAGACGGCGGGACGCCCGGCCACCTATCAAAGCCACACGCATCCGATCGCGGAGGTGCTGCTGCTGCAGGACGAGCTGGACGCGATCAAGGCGCGCCTCGCTGCGCTCGAGGCCAACACGCCCTCGAATCCGCCGGTCGGATCGGTCTCGTCGGGGGCGTCGATCTCGCGACCGCTGGGCAATGTCTGGCGCGTGCCGCGCGCGCGGCAGATCACCGAGAAGCCGGGCTCGCTGCTGGAGTGGCGGGTCGCGGGCGAGGAGCTGGGCGAGGAGCCGCGGCGGCCGATCCGCCTGCTGCCGGCCGTCCACGACGCGAGCACGGAGAGCCTGCCGAGTCCGTTGCCGGCCCCGGGCGACACCTACAAGGGGCGGGTCTTTTCAGTCTCGACGACGCGGACGGACTTCCCGGGCGGCGGTCTCAAGAGCGGCGACTTCGCAGCCTGCGACGGTCGCGAGTGGTATCAGGTGACGCGGCAAGGGACGACCTCGAGCTATCACCCGACGCCTTTCGAGATGGTGCTGTTCCGCACGGCGATCAACGAAGGCGAATTCCCGAACGCATCGAAGCTGGAGCTGATGCTGGGATTCGAGGCGGTCGTTTTCATGTTGGAAAAAAAGGTGCGCGAAAGGCTCTCGGCTTGCCACTGGACGCTGCTGATCGAGAGCGGCACGCTGACGGCGGAGACCACGCCGGGCACGCCGGGCGCGAACCTGGGCGCGGCCTTCGGCTCGCCGGTGGTGCTCGCCGAGCAGCGCATCACCCTGACGGAGATCCCGAGCGCGCACCGCTTCGGGGTCGTGATCAATCGCGCGGCGAACGGCACACTGAGCGCGGACAAGGTGCTCTACACGAAACAGTCCGCGACGACGGCACCGAGCGCGGTGCCGATGGCCTTGCGCGCACGGCTGGTGCGCTTCGACACGGAAAACGATCCGACGGACGCCCGCGGCGTGGTCGCGGTGCGGGGCCTCGACGTGGGCCTCGACGGGCAACCGGACTCTACCCTGGGAATGGTCAAGATCCTCAACTGAGCCATGGCCGTGCCCGTCATCTCTCCGCCTGGCTCGCCGCGGTCGATCGCGGTCGGGGTCGCGATCGCTCCACTGGTCCTTTCGGCGACGGGATCCCCGGGAGTCTGGACGGCCTCGCCGCTGCCGGCCGGGCTGACGCTGGACGCGGCCACGGGCACGATCACCGGCACGCCGACGACGGCGGGGGTGACGACCACGTCGATCACCGCGAGCAACAATGACGGCACGAGCGCGGCCGTCTCGGTGACCTGGACGACCTCGACGGCCCCGGCGGGCGCGGGTCTCTGGAGCGACCTCGAGATCGACGTAGAGCACGGCACCCGCATCGTGACGGTGCCGGGCCTGCCACCGCTGCCGGCGGGGGAGATTTTTTCCATCTCGCGCGGGGACGTGATCGACCTGCTCATCGGCCTGCGGAAGTATGGCGTGCTGCAGGATCTGGGATCGAGCGTCGGGGTGCGGATCGCGGTGAAGGAGTTTGAGAGCGAGGCGGTGATCGAGCTGGCCGGAGGCACGGCGACGCGCGTGCAGACTGGCAGCCTTGCGGACACGACCCGCTACCGCATCCGCCTCGTGATTACGCCCGCCAAGTGGGCCCTGCTCGCGGATTACGAGGGCGATGCCATGACGGCGGCGAGCCTGCCGACGCAGATCGAGCTGTATGTGGGATCGACGCGGATTTGCTCGGACACGTTTCTCGTCGAGGTGATCCAGGATGCGGTGCCGGATTGAGCCTCACACAAAGCCACGAAGCCACAAAGGTAAACCAGCATGCCCATCCCGGTCCTGACCGCCCCGACGACGCCGCGCATCCTCGCGCAGGGCGTCGCGATCCCGACGCTGACGCTGTCGGCGAGCAACACGCCGACGAGCTTCGCGGCGTCGCCTCTGCCGGATGGGCTGTCGATCAACACCTCGACGGGGGCGATCACCGGCACGCCGACGACGGCGGGGCTGACGACCAGCTCGCTGACGGCGACCAACGGCGACGGCACCAGTGCGGCGGTGCCGCTGGTGTGGGACATCCAGGCCTCGGCGACCGGGCAGGGACTCTGGAGTGACCTGGAGCTGGACCTCGACCTGGTGACGCGCGAGGTGTCGCGGCCGCTCGTGGCGACGCCGGACACGCGCGTGGTCGCGCGGATGCTCAGGAAGGACAACATGAGCCTGCTGGTCGGGGCGAAAAAGTGGGGCGTGCTCCGCGACCTAAAGCCTGGATCGGAGACGGTCTCGGTGAAAATGGCGCTCAAGGAATTCTCGCCGGAGATCAACCTGCTCGTGGCCGGCGGCACGCCGACGAAGGTGGGCAGCGGAGCGTCGACGCGCTTCCGGATCCCGATCCAGATAACGGAGGCGCAGTGGACGGTGCTGAGCGACTACGAAGGCGACGCGCGGACGATGGTGTCGGCGGTCGCCGAGATCGAGATCGAGGTGGGCGTGCTGCGGGTGTCGTCGAGGCCGTTCCGGATCGAGATCGTGCGGGATCATTTCCCGCCGCTGCCGAGTCCGAGCGCAAGCGCAAGCGCGAGTCCGAGTCCGAGCCCGTCGGGGTCGGGGCCGTATTTCTTCGCTCTGGCCTACGGTAGTTTTGGGAATCCCGCGTGCGAAAGTCAGAATGGCTTAACCGCCTACGCTTACGTTCCGGTGTTGGATGTGGGCGTGGCGCTTTTTTCCGACCAGGATCTTTTGTATCCTCTCCTCGGTTACGCCGATTATGGACTGAGCGATGGGGTGTATTTTTATGCCGTCGATGGCAGCGGCGGCATCACCGCAAAGAGCGCGTGCGCCCCGTCCTCGTCCTCGGCCCCGCCATCGTCCTCGGCCCCGCCATCGTCTTCGGCCCCGCCGTCGACCTTGCCCCCGCCATCGTCTTCGGCCCCGCCGTCGTCCTCGGCCCCGCCGTCGTCCTCGGCTCCGCCGTCGTCCTCGGCACCGCCGTCGTCCTCGGCACCGCCGTCGTCCTCGGCCCCGCCATCGTCTTCGGCCCCGCCGTCGTCATCGGCACCCAGCTACTACAGTTACTCCCTGTCCTTCGATGCGACCGGATACGCCGGCGCATGCTCCGCGTGGCCGACGGCCTCGACCTATTATTCGGCGAGCAGCCCGCTGGGTTTCGGTTCGTATCTCTACACCGATTCCAATCTGGGGACACCCGCCAACGACGGGCACTACTCGACCGGCACGACCTACTACACGGTCTACGGGAGCGGTTACATCTCGGCGACAGGATCGTGCTGACGCATGCCCGAGCTCGAAAAATACCTCGGCATCTACGGCGACCAGACGGGCCGCTACCGAACCTACGGGCACAGCAACCACGGGGCCGCGGCGATGCCGATGATCGAGGCGATGCGGCCGACGTCGATCCTCGACATCGGCTGCGGGTGGAACGAATTCGCGCATGAGTGGCAAGCCCGCGGCCTGCGCGCCATCGGCGTCGATTTTGCCTGCCCGGGCGCGGACCTGATCGGCGACCTGGTCGCGGGCCTGCCCTATGCGGCGCGCGAGTGGGATCTGCTGACGGCCTTCGACCTGCTCGAGCACCTCCGCCCGGAGCAGGTCGATGTCGCGCTCGCGGAGATGGCAAGGATCTCGACCCGATTCGTCCTCTCGATCTGCTACACGGACAGCCGCAACCGATGGGATGGCGAGACGCTGCACCCGACGGTGCGGCCGCAGGCGTGGTGGATGGAGCGGCTGCGCGCGGCCGGGGCGGTGCAGCTGCGCGTCGAGGGCCGCTACCTGACCGGACGCTGGAATGCGCCGATGGGCCTGCCGGCGACCGCGAGCGTGGTGGTGGTCGGCAACGGTCCCTCGCTGCTGGCGGCCACCGATGGCGGGCGCATCGACGGGCATGACCTGGTGATCCGCTGCAACAACTACAAGGTCGCCGGATGGGAGCGGCACGTGGGCACGCGCACCGATGTGTGGGCGGTCTGCGGGGCGACGCCGACCAATGAGCAGGCTTGCCCGCGCGCCCTGCTCATCCACGAGGGGCGACCGGTGCCGGAGGGGATCACGATGCCGCACGTGGTCGCGCGCGCGGACTACGACCGCTATCGGCGCATGCTGCAGGATCGCGCCTGGATCCGGAGCGGGTGCCGGATCGATCCCGCGCCCCTGCTGGCGAGCACGGGACTGATGACGACGCTGTGGCTGCTGGAGCGGGGCGGGGTGGAGGTGGTGACTTTGGCAGGGTTCGACCATTTCCAAAAGGCCAAGAGCGGCCTGCACCACTACTGGATCCCGCGGAATTTCGCGCGGCCGAAGGAGCACGACGGGGATGCGGAGGCGGAGATCTTCGCGGAGCTGGCGCGGGCGGGGCGGGTGCGGTATCTGCGGTAGCAGTGACCGCCGACCGATTGACACCCCGGCTCCCGACGTGAGCGCGCCGATCCGTCTACGTCATGCCGTGGTGCCTCTGCTGGCAATGCCGGCGGGGGGTAAATTCAAGCTGGGGTTTTCGGTCGCGGCGGGCTACGATCCCGGCACGGTGCCCGGATGGCGGGTCGAGCTGGCGGCCCGATACGGGGCCAATCGGACGCCATGGGTCGGCTCGACGGTGACCGTGGTCGGCCAGGATTTTTCGTTCGAGTTCGACCCGGACGCGGCCAGCGACGACGACGAGGACGTGAGCCTCGCCGATGTGGCCGAGGCGGGCAATTGTGCCTGGTCAGTGACCGCCCTCGACGCCGAGGATCTGCCGATGTGGCGGGTCCAGGGCGACGTGGACTGGGTCGAGGGTCTCGGCGATCCCGACACGGGCGTCGGCGGATCGGGGGCAAATCCCATCATCGTCCACCTCGACGACGCGGAGACGATCAGCCTGTCGATCGCGACGGGCGCGGATGGTGCGCCGGCCTACGTCTACGTGGGATACGCGGAGGACGACGAGGGCACGGGCTTTGCGACGACGGCCGGGGTGGGCCGGGATTATGTGGCGTTCCTTTCAACCGTCGAGGAGATCGAGACGCCGACGGCGGAGGATTTCGAGGGGCTCTGGCACCAATACAAAGGCGCGGCCCCGGGACCGACGGGTGCGACCGGTCCTGCCGGAGCCGCTGGAGCCACGGGCGCGACCGGTCCTGCCGGAGCCGCTGGAGCCACGGGCGCGACCGGTCCTGCCGGAGCCGCTGGAGCCACGGGCGCGACCGGTCCTGCCGGAGCCGCTGGAGCCACGGGCGCGACCGGTCCTGCCGGAG